CACAAATAAGAAAACTTATTGATACGTCAAGACGTCCACTAGGTAAATTATTAATTGAAAAAATAACAACTGGCGAGGGTCCTATGTCAATACCTTCATTAATTGATATAGGAAAAAAATTAGACAGTGCTTTAAAACGTGTTAAATGAGCACTACGATTCTCAATGTTGAATTACCAAAGTGGTTAAATGATAGTCGTACAATGGAACAAATCCTTGTCCGTTTGCTCCTGGTATATCTTACAGGCACAGAAGTGGGAGTAATATGAATAAACTATTGAATATTATAGCTGTCCCGCTTGGTTTTTTGGCTTTAAAAAGCGTTTCAAAGCGTATTGTAGATAATCCAGACCCTGCACCACTAATACCACCAACACCAAAAGAAACCCCTTTTTATCAAGATTTAATATTAAGACCGTTTACACCAAGGGATCCAGACCCGTTGCCAATTTTTACTGCAGTAGATACGGGGACAGGTTTCCAACCTACTCGTGATGTAGTGCCTTTATTCGCATCTTTTGACGTATTCAAGAACATGGGTTTTGGAACCTTTGAAGATGTGCCAAGAAATATAACTTTCAAGGACTTTGACGTTCTCGGTGGTTTAGACTTTGGTGGTTTAGAGAAAGCGTGGGCAACAATAGGTAAGAAATAATGGCTTATGCTTTAGTTCCTGACGGCTTTACGATCAAGAAAGTTACCAAGGATCAAAAGGAAGCGGTAAACCAATATTATAACGCTGAATCAACGAAGGCCTTTTTTGAAGGGCCAGCCAGTGGTGACCTGGTCAAGGCGGTCGCAGTTGTCGTAACTCCAATCGTGCTAACCGCTTTGGCCAGACAAGGTTTTGAAATTACAGCGGAGTTGGCACAAGAGTTAACGGGTAAAATTTCAGACAGTATTGGCGGTATTATTCCCGATCTAAAATTACCTGACATTGACATACCGTTCGTATAGTCTAAACGGCCCCAAGCCTGTTATCACCATGAAAGCTTATAGAATGGGGCCAATTGTAACTTATGGAGATAGACAACTACACACTGCTAGCCTACTTTATAGCCTGGAGTATTTTTTATTTTTTTCTGTCGCACTACATAGCAGAATTAAGTAGAAAGAGATGGACCAATTGGGTAGAATCTGAAGAGTCCGACGAGACATTAATGAATGCCTTAGAAGTTATTGTAAACGAAATAGACGACAGGATACACGATAAGTTACAAGCTTTTCAAGATTCTTTTTTTGGATCTGTTGGAGCCATGACAAAAAAAGCTCAAAACTTAGATCCAATGACTGGAATTAGAAAAGCGGCCAAGGACGGGGATTGGACTTCTATGTTAGTAGAGTATGCCGCTAATAAGGCCAACTTAGGCCATCTAATAGGCCAGGAAAGCCGTAAAACAGCCCAAAACAGCCCTAAAACAGCCCAAAACGGCCCTAAATTAGGTCTAAAGTAGTAGTAATAAAATAATAGTATTATCTTTTATATGTATATAGGGCTCTTTTTTAGGTCATTTTTTTTCCATTTTTTTTGGTGGGGTTATAGCTAAATGAAAAATAATAGTATTATTTTATATAGTAGTACCTGATGTCTTACCATGATGAGTTACGACGTCAAACCGAAAAAGAAAGAGTGTCAAATTTGTGGCAAGTATTCAGTGTATCAACTTTGCGCTGGTTGTCAATGGGAGATTCAAGGATGATTTGTAAAAATTGCAAACACAATGTTAACAAGCATGTTTTAGAAAGAGGTTGTCCTATTTGTGAGGAAATAGAGAACAAACTATGATCTGTCCAAAGTGTAAAGCAATGGGCGTACATGATCCTTGGCTGTCTACTATTTGGCATAAAATAGAAAAAAGATATATTTGTGTAAGGTGTGATAAATGATTTGTCCAGACTGTAACGTAAAATGCAAGTCCGCTTTAGCAATTGGTTTATTAGCGTATTGTCCGCAATGTTTGAGGGTTTACAGAGATGCCTAAACTCCAGTGTAAACAGTGCGAGAATTATACAAGGGTTCGCGCCAACAACCCACGCGCCACGGGACTTTGCCGTCAATGTTGGTACAAAGAAAGGAGGTTAAAATGCCAAGACCATATGAACACCGCATAGCAAAATCTTATACAATATCTAAGGTAAATTTTGAGTGGCTTAGTGAGCGCGCTCACAAACACGGTTTAAAACTATCACGTTGCCTTAATAAAATAATAAGCGATGCCAGGCAATGGGATGACGCAAGCCCAAAGCATATGCAATTATTTTGCCAGATCTGTAACGAATATACAAATGTTCGAAAAGAAAAGAATACTTTTTGCTGTGATGATTGCAAAACAGACTGCACGGATAAAGTTAAATACCTTATCTAAAGTCTGAGAGCATGGTAGTAAGACGACGTAAAGCCCCCAGACGTAGGGCTAGAAGGTCATTCAATATCAGTGCTATAGAGGCAGGCACAGCCTTGTCTTTAGCACAAAGTACTGGTTTTGCCGCCTCTATGCAACAGGCTCTGAACGGAGATTTAGCTGGAGCGGTTAACAATTTGAGCAGTTCTGTATTACAGAACAAGAGCAGGATCATTGGCACATTAGGTGCCGCCGCTATCGGAAAGATGGCCGCTAAGGGGTTTGCTTCAGGCACATTGGCTAAACTCGGCCCTATCAGAGTTAAACTTTAGAGGAATAAATATGGCAATCGTGATTTCGAGGTCTGAAAGTGGCCTAAGCGCAACATCGAGTTTCCAAGCATTGGATAACTTAGCAGGAGCTAGTGTAAGCAGCTCATTCACCGTCCCAACTGGAGTAAGTGCGATTAAGCATCTATCAATAGCATTAGCTTGTGATGGAGCCGGGGAGGAATTTTGTGGTTTGATAAAAATCTCAGGAAATGCCATGAGAGATGGAGATGCCGTCTTCGCAACTGGTGGACAAATGACAATGGGAACTTCTACAGGTTCAAACCAAAACTTTGTGCAGTATGATACCGATCTAGCAGTTCAAAGTGGGAATAGTGTTGAATTAGCAGTAGCAACAACAACTAACGCAGCAATAGATATTGTAGTAACGGCACAGTTCGCTTAGAGGTTTAATGGCGGATATTCCGTTTACTAACCCAACACCAAGCTTTAGCAGTACAAACCCTACAGGTACGGGTACAGGTTTCAATTACATAGGACAACATGGTTACGCTTACTCTGGAAACCTCACAGTAGGGGGCGCAGGCGCAGTAACAGCAATTAAATTTAATAGCGGAAGTGTTTACATTGACGCAAAATTTAGTCCGCAATATAATGGTAATAATAGCGAAGACTTTGCATATACTTTTAAAATGAATGGGGAAACATTGTTTGTTCAAGTTTTACAAGATCAGGATAACCAAACATTTAACGAAACCTCTGTTATTATTCCACCACATACTGAAATAGAAATAACAATAGAGCCAGTTAGCCATACAACTAATAGAAGCGTTAGCGTATTGTTAACAGGGAGAGTATACTAATGCCTAAGAAACTAACTAAAACACAAATAAGAAAACTTATTGATACGTCAAGACGTCCACTAGGTAAATTATTAATTGAAAAAATAACAACTGGCGAGGGTCCTATGTCAATACCTTCATTAATTGATATAGGAAAAAAATTAG